CCCCGGGCGTATAAATACCCCATGAACCTTTTTGAAATCTGGCAGCAACAGCCACAGGCCTATCAAGATCTGTCACAGGACAACAGCCAGACCACGGCCAAAGACCTGCGCAAAACACGTCTTACCCTGCGCCAACTCAACAAGCTGCGCCGTATGAACGATGTGCGGGCCGTGGAATACAAAGACAAATTGTCCAAGATACGCAAGCAGTACGCACCGGCCCCGGCCGCCCCTGCTATCTAAAAAACTACTGGTTTTTCGCGGTAAAACACCGGTTTTTCTCTCCTGTTTGTAAATAACACTACACTTTACCTACAAGGAGTAGCCCCCTATGAACCGTTTTGAACAATTGATCGAATACGTGATCAATGACGAAGAAGCCAAAGCTCGTGAGCTGTTCCACGAGATCGTTGTTGAGAAAAGCCGCCAGATCTACGAAAACCTCATGGTCGAAGAAGCTGAAGAAGAGCTAGACGAAGCCAAGAAAGAGGAAGAAGAGCTGGACGAGTCAGCCGAAGAAGAGCTAGACGAAGCCAAGGAAGAAGAGCTGGACGAAGGCGCCGAGGAAGAAGTAGAAGAAGGTGCCATGGGTGGTGATGCCGCTGACGACCTGATCGACGAAGTCGAGATGGAAGAAGAAAGCGATATCAACATGGAAGGTGAAGAAGAGGAAGAAGAATTTGAAATGGGCGCCGAAGGTGATGTTGAAGGTGGCAGCGAGCCTGCAACCAAAGACGACATCATGGACCTGGAAACCAAGCTGGACGAGCTGATGGCTGAATTTGAACAGCTGATGGGCGGCGACAGCATGGGCAACGGCGACGACATGGGCGCAGAAGAAGGTGGAGACGCCATCGAGATGGACGACACCGAAGAAATGATGCCTGAAGCTGGCATGATGGAAGAAGGTGTGGATCTCAAAGCAGCTCCCAAACCCACCACCAGCGAAGAAGGTTCTGTGAACAAGAAAAGCGTGGTCGCCGCCAACAGCGGTGCAGCTGGTATGGCCAGCAAGCCCGTGAAAACAGACTCTGCGGAAGAAAAAGGTCGCAAGGCCCCGGATGCCAAAGACATGATCACGGACTTCCAGAACAAAGCAGGAACCGGAATGAAGGATCAGAAAGCCGCTCCCAAACCAGTGACCAGCCAAGCATCGGGCGTGAATACCAAGAGCCCCTTGCCCGGCGGCCGCAAAGGCTAATAGCGGATGTCATCCCGATACCTCAGAGAGAACCTCACGTTCAACCAGGCCCGCATCGAAGTCATAACCGAGGACGATGCGGGTGGTAAGGGCAAGAATCTCTATCTCAAAGGCGTGTGCATCGAAGGTGAAAAACGCAATGCCAATGAGCGAGTTTACCCACGCACAGAAATTAGTCGTGCAGTGGAAACTATCAACGAGCAAATCCGCGACGGGCACTCTGTGCTAGGTGAAGTGGACCACCCCGATGATCTCAAGATCAACCTTGACCGTGTGTGTCACACAGTTGAAGGCATGTGGATGGATGGAAATGCTGGTTGCGGTAAACTCAAGATTCTGCCCACGCCCATGGGTGAGCTGGTCAAGACTCTGCTCACGTCAGGCGTAAAACTAGGTGTCAGCAGCCGCGGCAGCGGCAATGTGGATGACCGAACAGGACATGTTAGTGACTTTGAAATCGTCACTATTGATGTTGTCGCGCAGCCCAGCGCACCCAACGCATATCCACAAGCGATATACGAGGGACTCATGAACATGAAACACGGTCATAAACTGATCGAGATGGCTCGTGAAGTGGGCGAAGGCGACAAAGTACAGAGATATCTGGCCCAGGAAGTCAAACGCCTGATCCGGGATCTCAAAATCTAAGGAGAAACCAAGCATGTTTGACGCAATAAAACCACTGCTTGATAGCAACCTGATCACCGAAGAAATGGGAAAGGAGATCAATGAAGCCTGGGATGCCAAGCTCAATGAGACCCGTGAACAGGTGCGTGCAGAGCTCCGCGAGGAATTTGCACAACGCTATCAGCATGACAAAACTGTGATGGTTGAAGCCCTAGATCGCATGGTAACCGAAGGTCTCGAAGCAGAGATCCAGGCCGTGGCTGCTGAAAAGCAAGCACTGGCCGAAGATCGAGTCAAGTTCCAAACCAAGATGAAAGAGTCAGCAGGCAAGTTCAATTCTTTCATGATGACCAAATTGGCAGAAGAACTGGGCGAACTGCGCCGAGATCGCAAGATGCACAGCGAAGGTATGCAAAAGTTGGAAAACTTCGTGGTACATGCTCTTGCGCATGAGATCCAAGAATTTGCTCGTGACAAGCGTGACGTGGTGGAAACCAAAGTCCGCCTGGTGCGCGAAGCGCGTGGCAAACTGGAAGCTCTCAAGACCCGTTTCGTAAAAGAAAGTGCCAAGAAACTGGGTCACGCGGTGTCCAAGCATCTCAGGGACGAACTGAATCAATTGCAAGAAGACATCCGGATTGCTCGCGAGAACAATTTTGGACGTCGTATCTTTGAAGCCTACGCGGCAGAATTTGGCGCCACTCATCTCAATGAGAAAGCCGAAGTGCGCAAGCTCAAAGACCTGGTTGCCGACAAGACCAAGAAATTGGCCGAGGCGATCGACCTCAGCGAGCGAGCACGAGTGCTCGTTGAAAACAAGAACCGCGAATTGCGTGTGCTGCAGGAAAACCGTGAACGTGACAACGTTATGGCAGAACTGCTGGCCCCTCTCAACAGAGAGAAAGCCGAAGTCATGCGTAATCTGCTGGAAAGCGTTCAGACCCCGCGTCTCAAGAGCGCTTTTGAAAAGTATCTACCGGCTGTGATGGAAGACCGTTCTGCGAAAGCTGCCAAGGTGATCGTGGAAACCAAAACCGAACATACCGGTGATAAACAAACTGCTAAGACTGAGCCTGTGGCCGACGACCAAATCGTTGACTTCCGACGTCTGGCAGGGCTGAAATAACTAAGGAGAGACATAAAAATGTCACAAGAACTGCTTGAAGGTCGTTGGGACGAAACCCGAGAGGCCCTGCTTGAAGGTCTCAATGGTTCGCGTCGCAACAGCATGAAGGTGATCCTCGAGAACACCCGCAAGTATTTGAAAGAGAATGCCAGCACCGGTTCCACCGGCTCCGGCAACATCGCCACGCTGAATCGTGTGATTCTGCCGGTGATCCGACGCGTGATGCCCACCGTTATCGCCAATGAGCTGGTTGGTGTACAGCCCATGACCGGTCCGGTTGGCCAGATCCACACGCTGCGCGTTCGTTACGCCCAGAGCTTGACTGACACTTCGGCCGCTGCTACCTCAGTGACCGCAGGTCAAGAAGCACTGAGCCCGTTCACGATCGCGACTGCATACTCAACCGTGCCCCAGAATACCAGCAGCACCGCCAACTACACTGGTGGTAACACTGCTACCATGGAAGGTAACGGCGGTAAGCAGATCAGCGTGCAGATCCTGAAGCAAGCGGTTGAAGCCAAGACCCGCAAGCTGCAGGCTCGTTGGACGTTTGAAGCTGCACAAGATGCACAAGCCATGCATGGTATCGACGTTGAAGCTGAGATCATGGCCGCACTGGCCCAAGAGATCACGGCTGAGATCGACCAAGAGATCCTGCTGAGCCTGCGCACCCTGGCTGCTACAGAGTTTACCTACAACCAAGCTACCGTTTCAGGTACTGCTACCTACGTTGGTGACGAACACGCCGCACTGGCCGTTCTGATCAACCGCGTGGCAAACCTGATCGCCCAGCGCACACGTCGTGGCGCAGGTAACTGGGCAGTGGTCAGCTCGGCCGCACTCACCGTGCTGCAGAGCGCAACCACTTCGGCATTCGCACGTACCACCGAAGGCACCTTTGAAGCTCCCACCAACACCAAGTTTGTGGGCACGCTGAACGGCGCCATGCGCGTGTTCTGCGACAGCTATGCCAGCGACACTCAAAGCGTGCTGGTTGGTTACAAAGGTTCGTCGGAAGCTGATGCAGCGGCGTTCTATTGCCCCTACATCCCGCTGATGAGCTCGGGCGTTGTGTTGGATCCCAGCACTTTCGAACCGGTTGTGAGCTTTATGACAAGATATGGATATGTGGAGCTCACTAACACTGCCAGCAGTTTTGGTAACGCTGGCGACTACGTGGGCGAAATTGCTGTTCAAAATCTGTCGTTCAGCTAATCGTTCAAAAGCAACAAAGCAACAAAACAAGAAACCCACTTCGGTGGGTTTTTTGTTGACTATTGGCTGCGACAATTATCTCCATGCCATCGAGCATAACCATTGACAGCAATCATCTGTTGGCAATGTGGACATAATTTCTTTTCACGCTTAGAACCTCGAACGGCATCGGCTTTTTTCTTTATAGTGTCTGCTGATTGTTTTCTACCAATAGCTTTTTTACGCATGAGTTGTTTTGATGATTCTTTATGTGCTTTACCAAACATATTATTACCACTACCTTGTTTAGCTTTAGATAGTTTTGCTATCCACTCATCACCGAACGGGTCACGCTTACGACCAGTCATACTTTGTGAAATTTTTTGCCGAACCTCAGGACGTTTTGATCCATTACGCTCACCCAAAACTGCTTGGCGTTGACTTAGACGACCTTCTGGACTGCGATAAAAGCGATCACCATACATGGGGTTACCTTCACCACTGACTTTTTTGCTTTGTAGTTCCGCGTATTCCTGTTTGAGCCGGGCATATACTCTGCTGGTAATAGCAGAGGAATAGCGTTGTTGATGTGGATTTTGGGCTCGCATCATACGCAGTGCGTTGAGCATGGAATGTCTTGCAGATCCCGAGTACATTTTAGTCAATAGCCAGTGACAAATAAAGTGTTCACGTGCGGTGAGATAGACCAAATTATCAGCTGAGTCGGTGCCACCCAAACTGCGTGGTAGGATATGATGTTGTTCGCTATAAGTTTCAATACTACGTTGTTGGGCTCGGTGAGTAATAGCCCGATACCAGCGGGTGTATTTGTTTTGTAAATAAGTATTCATGCTGACATGGGCCTTTCATGTTAGAGCGGGTGGATGTTGGTAGCATCGCGATCCGCACTTTTATTTATATTTGACGAGTTCTTGGATACGTCTAATAGAGTCTGGTGATGCTTCTTCCAACTTTTTTTCTGGTTGTTTTGGCACCGGAACTTTTTTGATTGCTGCTATAGCTGCGGCCAATCCTGGCACGCTGCTTTTAGCAGTATCGACAGCTTTTTGTATTATGCCTTCATCGGTTCCTTCTGGATCTGGAGGTGGTTGTTCATGCCAATCAATTACACGCAACATGAATGCCACTTTGTTTTCAGTATGGTCGTAAATGCTATAAACATTTTCTGGAGAAATGTCTCGTCCTATAGCATTGATAAATATCCTTATAGCTTCTTCACCGCGTATTCCAGAATTACTAATCGCATCATTGTTTTTGAATACTTCGTAGGAATGTGCCATGATAGATTTATAAATTGAATTCTTCCGGAGTCCCAAAAGTGCGCCAAGAACTGCACCTATTGCAGCACCATAATATGCTCTGGTAAAGCTAAAGGTGCCCAGGCCCACAATGCCGAACCCCAATGCACCTACGAGCGAACCACCAATTATTCCTACACCTTTATCAAACTGTGAAGTAAACTTTTTACCTTTAGCACCAGTTATTTCATCAATTGGGCCTTGATTTTCGTTTAAAATATCAATATATTCGCGCAGGGTTTTCATGAAAATATTTAGCCCACTTCGGTGGGTTTTTTGTTGGCTACTGCGTGGTAAAACAATCAGGCAGCAGGAATTGTTTGACGTGCGGAAGATCAAACAGCAGCTGGGGCAGTTGGCTGTGTGGGTACGGCATCAGGATGCTGTTGGGCTCCCAGCTCAAGGCCTGACCTGGTTCAAAAACAAATCCGCGCCGAGCGTGCTGTTGATGTCCCTGGTTGTGGGCGTGGGCGTAGCTGGCGCTCTTGATGGCCACCCGTTCAGAACCACCCATCCAGCTGAAGTGCCAGCCAAAATCATCAAAGATACTGCCGTCGATGGTGGGATTTGCGATCTCTTGATCCAGGGCAAATTCACAGCGTATGCGATGTGGGGTGGACCTGGCCACCGTGGATCGACGGCAGATGCTCATGGCCGATCGCCACACGAACGGTGAACCGTCGCGATAATAGGGCCGGAGGTCGGCTCGACCGTAGAGGTTGATCAGGGGCAATTTTATGATTTTGTGGGGGCAACCTGCGGCAATATGCAAGGCAAAATTCAAATGAGCAGGGTTCAGGATCTCGTCACAGTCGCTCATGATGATCCAGTCGTCGTCGTCAAACTGATCCAGTATCCGCATGATACCATTGCGCTGTGCCCGGTCCCGCGCATTGTCCATGACCGATATCACATCGCCCCGGTCTTCGGGCTGTAGAGATATGATATCGTGTTTTTCCAGGGGCAGATCCAGATCTGGGGGCACTTCCATTTCTATCACCGTGATGCGATCCTGCGGCAGTCCCAGTTCTTGTATCAGGCGTCGGGCCATGAAAGGTTTTTCATGACCGGTAAAGGTCCGGTTGGCTTCCGAGATCACGAAGTGATCCACATGATCCTGCAGCAGGCGGATCCTGAGTTCCAGCAGTTCACGTTCGTTGAAAAACGGAAAGTAGTCGATGATCATGCTAGATCTTGAACCAGGTGAGATACTGGCCAATCTGTTGGGTAACAGACCGCCAGTCATCAAAGTCTCTCTGCCGGAACAGTCTCGCGGTACTGTACCAGGGTGAGTCAGATCGATCCAACAGCCAGCGCCAGTCCAGGGCAAACTTCTGCAGCATGACCCAGGTGGGTCGGCCCAGCGCGCCTGCGAGATGCGCTATGGCAGTGTCCACGCTGAGAACCACGTCCATGTGTGAGATCAGAGCCGCGGTGTCGTGGAATCCCCGTATGGTACCAGGATACTGATCCACACCCAGCTCGCTCAGTGCCTGGCTCTCTTCTTCCGTGGCATCGATCTGTAGATTGATCCATTGATACTGCGGTGAGCTCTTTATCAATGCGCAGATTTCATCGAAGGGCATGCCCTTGTGTTGATTTAGCCAGGCATCCCTGCGACCCGACCAGGCAAAACCCACGCGCAGCCGATGCTTTGGTCCCAGTCGGTTACGCCACTGGGCCATGAGATCATCGCGTGCCTGGATATAACTGACCGGTCTGGCGAGATTTTCTAGAGTCACGTTCAGCGCGCCGGGCACGCTCATGATGGGAGTCCAGAGATCAAATTCACCCGGATCCTGACCGTAGCTACCTATCCAGGTCAGTATGGGACTGCCCGCAAACAGGGGTATCAGGCCGTCGGTGGTTTGATATTTGATCTGGGCTCCGGCCTGGTGTAGATTCCAGAAGAAACGCGAAAACTGTATGTTGTCGCCGTGTCCTTGTTCGCCTACCACCAACAGTGTCCGACCCCGGAGATCCTGTCCGGTCCAGCGTGGTTGTGTGAACCTGGGGAGAGTACCGGCCAGGTGTTCGTAGTTCCAACGGCTTTCGTAGGCCTTCCATCCCTGCTGATAATCACCGCTCAGGAGCA